ATTTTTTTGTTCCGTATCGCTTGCTTTGGAAACACTGGGAACAGTTTAATGGTCAGCAGGACTATCCCGGCGCGTCTACTGATTATCTTGTGCCGCAGACTTCCGCTTCTGGTGATGGTGGTTTCCCGGTTGGTTCGTTGGAAGATTATTTTGGCCTTCCCACTGGCGTGAAAGGTATCAAGGCTAATGAATTAGCCGCGAGAGCGTATGCGCTTATCTGGAATGAATGGTTTAGGGATGAAAATTTACAGAACCCTATTAACCTTTCTTCTTTTGCTGAAATTGCTTCTGCTTCTGGTTTGGATGATGTTGGCCTTGGTGATGCTGGTTTCACTGGTTCGCACAAGCTCCTTAGACGTGGTAAGCGTCACGATTATTTTACTAGCGCGCTTCCGTGGCCGCAGAAAGGCCCTGGTGTAGAGCTTCCCCTTTCCGGTAATGCTCCGGTTAAGAGCAATGGTGCTGTTGTTTTCAATGATGGTACTCGGTTTGGTTGTCTCGTTGCTACCGGTGATGGTCCTCATCTTAATCGTGGTTCTGTTGGTTATCCTACCGGCTCCGCTCCTACGCTCGGCGGTCCTGGTAATTATTTTGGTACTGGTTCAGATAGTGAGGGTCTTTTACTTGGACTTGGTGATAATTCTCAGGTTTATGCCGATCTTTCTTCTGTTACTGCCGCTACTATTAATTCGCTTCGTCAGGCTTTCCAGCTTCAGAAACTTTATGAACGTGATGCCCGTGGTGGTACGCGATATACCGAAATCCTTCGCTCGCATTTTGGTGTTGTTTCCCCTGATAGCCGTCTTCAGCGTCCGGAATACCTTGGCGGTTCTGAAAGCCCTGTTATTATCAATCCTGTAGTGCAGAACTCCGCGACTGGTTCAACCGGTGCAGAAACGCCCCAGGGTAATCTTGCCGCTTATGGTCTTGCGTCTAGCACATCCGCGAAGCATGGATTTACTAAATCTTTTGTGGAACATGGTATTATTATCGGTCTTTTGAATGTCCGTGCTGACCTTACCTATCAGCAGGGTATTCCGCGCATGTTCAGCCGCCGTACACGCTTTGATTTTTACTGGCCCGTTCTTGCGCATCTTGGCGAACAGGCTGTTCTTAATAAAGAAATCTATGCTCAGGGTACACCTGCCGATGATGATGTATTTGGTTATCAGGAAAGATATGCAGAATATCGTTATTTCCCTAGTATGATTACTGGTAAGCTTAGGTCTACGGACTCTCAGAGTCTTGATGTTTGGCATCTTTCTCAAAAGTTTGATAATCTTCCTACGCTTTCCGCTCAGTTTATTGAAGATAATCCGCCAGTGTCTCGTATTCTTGCCGTACAGAATGAACCTCAGTTTATTATTGATAGTTATATTGAAATGAAGTGTGCCCGTCCTATGCCGGTTTACGGTGTTCCTGGTCTCGTTGACCACTTCTAAGTGAGGTGTTCTCTTATGGGCCTTTTTGGTAAATTTGGCGGTGCTATTATTGGTGCTGGTGCTGGTTTACTAGGTGGTATTTTTGCGAATAAACAGCAGCAAAAACAGTTTAATTCTAACTATGAACTTGCTCATGACCAGCTATACAAACAACATCAGATTGAAGTCGCTGATCTCCGCGCAGCTGGTCTCAATCCTATTCTTTCGGCTAATGGTGGTAATAGTACTTTTGGTGCTTCTGCTGGTGGTAGCTATGAAAACCTTGGTACCGCCGCTACTTCTGGATATATGGCCGCTCAGCAGGCGAAAAATTTACAGATGCAGAATGATGCTATCAAGGCGGATATCGAAAAGACGCGCGCTGAAGCTAGTAATGTATTACAGGATACTAAACTCAAATCTGCTCAGACTTCTCAGGTGCAGGGTGAAACTTCCCTTATACCGCTTAAAGCGGATAATATCTCTGCTCTTACTGCTCAAGCTAAACAGCAGACTGAGGTATTCAAGATGCAGGTTAAAGTTGCTGATGCTAATATCAATAAAATTCTTCAGGATATTGAAAATAGTATTCGTATTACTGATGCTCAGGTTGCTGAACTTGGTACTCGTTCTGAGGCTAATCTTGCTCAAGCTGGTGCCGCTTCTGCGCTTGCCGCGAAGTCTTATGGCGAATTGTCCCGGATTCAGCAATTAACGCCTTATGAGATTGATAAATTGGCCGCTGGTACTGCTGAAAATTTGGCTAGTGCGGCTAATCTTGACGCTTCTACTCAGCGTACCCTTGAAGATTCTATCCGGATTAAACTTGCTAATGAACAGGAACAGTCTGTACAGGATATCAAAACAGGTTATCCTCATAGGTTTGGTACTACAATGGGTGAATTGTTGCGCTGGATGCCTTTCAGCGCACTTAAATGAAAGGAGTTTTTATTGTGAAACGTCGTAAACTGTCTAAGAAAAAGTCACGTAAGATTTTTACAAAAGGCGCTGTTAACATTAAAAAACGTAACCTCCGCGCTCGCCCTATGCGCGGCGGATTCCGGATTTAGTTATGGCTTGCTACCATCCGATTGATTGCTGGCGTGTTCCCGACGCCAGCACCAAGTCGGGCTATCGTATCGTGTTTGGTTCCCCTGCGAGCCCTCCGGCTCGTGGTGCGGAGCCTTGCACTATTCCTTGTGGAAAATGTATTGGATGCCGTTTGGCATATTCTAGGCAATGGGCAGCCAGATGTGTTCATGAAGCTTCCTTACATGATCGCAATTGTTTTTTAACTTTGACTTTCGATGATGCGCACCTTCCAGCTTCCGGTTCTGTGAGTGTTCGTGATGTTCAGCTTTTCCTAAAACGGTTACGTAAGGCTCTGTCTTATCAGAATATCAAGATTCGTTTCTTTGCTTGTGGTGAATACGGTGACAAAAATCAGCGCCCTCATTATCATCTTATTGTATTTAATTACGATTTTTCTGATGATCGTCAGTTACTTAGACAGACGCCTTACGGTCCGCTTTATATATCTGATTTTTTATTTAGTCTTTGGCCTTATGGCTTCCATACCATTGGTAATGTTACTTTTAAGAGCTGCGCTTACGTAGCGCGTTACGTGACTAAAAAAGTATATGGTAAGGATGCTCCTGCTCATTATCAGGGCCGCACTCCTGAATTTATTACTATGTCTCGTAAACCGGGTATTGCGCATGATTGGATAGTTAAGTATTTTAATGATGTTTATAATTATGATAAAGTTGTTTTGCCTGATGGTATGATTACTCGACCGCCGGCGTATTATGATGAATATTTGCATTTGACAGATGCAGAAAAGTATGATATTCTGAAGGCACGGAGAAAGAAGACGGTAAAAAAAGAATCGGTCTCTCGTCTTCTTCAGAAAGAAGAACATCAACTGGAAATTGCAAAAAAATTGATTAGGCCGATCGAAGGAGCTTGCCAATGAAAACTATTTATGCTGTTTTTGATCGAAAAACTAATTCTTGTGCACTCTGCAAAGAAGCCGTTAATATTGAAGAGTTTCAGCGTTGGTTTGCCACTGTATTCCTTCGTGATTCTTCCATGTTTGCGCTTTATCCTCAGGATTATGATATTTATTCTCTCTGTACTTTTGATGATGATAATATGACCATTCCGGAACATTTTCCGCCGCGTCTTATTTGTTCGGTTGATGAGCTTTTTTCTATCTTTAAGCTTCCGCGCCCGACCTCTGCCCAGTCGGGCGAGTGATTTTTCTATTCTTTGCCGTTTTCCTTTGCGGCAAGCCGCTAGCGTTTGCCTACGTTAGCGGTTTTTCTTTTTCCCTTATTAGCCCTAGGGGCATGGGGGGAAATGCCGCGGTTAACTTGCTTTTGTCTGTTTTGTTGTTTAACTTCTCTTATGTTTTGCGGCAGGTTCCCCCCATTATCAGCCTTTGAGGATGTGATCTAATGTCATGTATAAAGTACCTCCTGCTTTTAATCGTTTTGTATTTGACGGTATCGATCGTTGTGAGTATTGTCAGTGCGTTTTGTATCACGTGGACGACTATATCTCTGTTTGCTTAAATTGTGGTGCTTGTTTTACTAGTAGTAATTTTAAACCTACTAGTCTATTTGAAGATACTTGTAGCGCGGTTCCGCGCGGAAAGGAAGACCCATGAAATTTAATTCTCGTTATTCTGTTACCGGCGAAAAGCCGGGTATTAAGTTTGATCAGCCTTCTCAGACGCTCCAGTCTTTTAAAGATGATGCTGATATCAACTGTATTATCTCGCGTTTTGAGACTACCGGTGTACTTGTAGACCCTACTGTACCGGTTTCTCGTGTTCCTCAATTTGGTGATTATTCTGATATGCCTTCCTATCAGGAAGCACAGAATGTCATAGTGGCGGCTAATAATGCATTTAGTCACCTTTCAAGTAAAATCCGCGAACGATTCGGGAATGATCCAGCCGCCTATTTCCAGTTCGTTCAGTCTCTCAAGGAAGGAAGTGATGATTACGCTGAAGCAATTAGGCTTGGAATTATTGACAAACCTGTTGACGGTACTCTTGAAGTATCTTCCGGACCTGTTGAAGGTTCCGGTAAAGAAGTAAATTGATATTTGCTAACGGTAAGCGCCGACCGGCCAATTACACTACTTGATGTAATTGGCCGGAGTGACACCGTTAAGCGGCTCATTTTTTACACTCTTTGAATAATAAGTGAATGATACAGCCTGTTGGCGAAGCCTTAGGGCGGTCATTCAGAAAGGATTGATAACATGAAATCAGTCATGAAGCATTTATTCTCACAGATTCCTCGAGCTCAAATCTCGCGGTCTGTGTTTGACAGGTCTCACGGTTGGAAATCAACATTTGATTCTGGTTATCTTGTCCCGTTTCTTGTGGATGAAGTCCTTCCCGGTGATTCGTATAAAGTAAAATTTAACTTCCTTGCTCGTCTTTCTACTCCTATAGTCCCGACTATGGATAATCTGTTTATCGATACGTTTTATTTTTTTGTTCCGTATCGCTTGCTTTGGAAACACTGGGAACAGTTTAATGGTCAGCAGGACTATCCCGGCGCGTCTACTGATTATCTTGTGCCGCAGA